TCCAAACCTTCATCTCTTCTTCGTACTTAACTAAATCTCTTTTATATTGCTCAAGATTATTTCGTTCAGCTTCGCTTCTGGCTAACTTTTGTTGCGCGTCAGCCATTAGCTCAGGATCGCCAGACTCGTAAGCTTTGCTTACAGAGCTTTTTGCTGCCTGCGATTGAGCATCTACTCTTCCTTCAAACTCGTTTTTATAGCTTTTTGAAAGATTTAAATTCTCATTTGCTGTGGTATGGCTGTTTAACTGCATCTGTGAAGATAACTTAGTGTTCTCTTCTTGTAGCTGTTTAACATACTGCAGAGCCTGTAGCTCTCTGCGCTGATAATCTTTAGCCTGCTTAACAGCCTGGTTAATTCTACCTTGGGCTGTTCTTGATTTTTTTTCTACTTCAGTTAGCTCTTCTTCATCTTCAACTATAGGAGCTTTGTCAAAATCCTCACGAACTTTGTCTGCGGTAATAGGAGAGACTGCGGCGACATCTTCGTCGCTTAACTCTATAAAAGTAGACTCTTCCTGAGGAACTTCAGAAGTTCTTCTGTCCTTCTCTGGAACAGCAGCTTTCTTTATATTGTCATCGTTTAAGTTAGCGAGAGCATCGCTTAAAGTTTCTTCTGTCATGACCTACCTCACAAAGCTTTAATATCATCGGGATTTAGAATGGTGCCAATAACTTCATCATCATTAATGATTCGTACTTCAGCATCATCTTCTAAAGAAAAACGAGCACCTGCATATCTGCCTATCAGCACCCAATCGCCTTCTTTACACCAAGCTTCTCCAGCAAATTTGCTTTCATCTTGATATGCGATTGGACCAACTTTCAGCACATAAGCAACGACAGTAGCCAAACCTTCTCTGTCAGTAGTCTGTTTGGTTAACAGAATACCAGCGTCAGTTTTTCCTTTCCCTTTGTAAGGTAGCACCAGTAAGCGCCACCCTGATGGGGTAGGCATTCTTTCTACTAGTGACTTATCTAGAACTGTTGGATCTAAAACTTTTGCTTCTTCTGGTATATATGCGTCTTTTAAAGACGGTTCTGCGATAATGTCTGTCGCCAGATCATTCATCGAAATCTCCTTCACCTTGCAACGCTTTCCTAAGTTCATCTCGCAGGGTGCGAAGCGCAGACAATTCACCCATTACGAATCGGTAATCTTCCATGTTTTTAATATTACCACTTGAAACGTATTGTACTCTATCACTTTCAAGTTGTTTTATTTTTTCATGTATAAAGTTTGCTAAGTTTACTGAATCCATTTAGCTATTCTTCTGCCCCGCCATAGTAAGATGGGGGAGCCATTCCAACAATGTTAGTCATTCTTGGGTCAGCCATTCCTGCATACTGAGGGGGTGGAGATCCATACCCTCCGAAGACATACGGATTTGGCGCTGGCTCAGGAACATACGTTGTTTGCGAGGGAGACATAGGCTCAGGCATTGGCATTGGAGGCTGCGGCGCGTTCCATGTAGAAGGATCTTGGTAATTAAACTCGCCTTCTAAAGTAGCTCCGCCATAATTTTGGCCTTCATTTTGCTGTCTAGCTGCATCAAACTTCCAGAATTCATCTTCAGAGAAAACACCGTCATCACCCATCTCAGCGCCTTTTCTACGCAAAGTGTCTAACGCTGCTTGGCTGTAAGATTGATCACGATTAACCCGGTTGTTTGGGTTTGTTCCATATCGAGAATCAGAAGGTCGCCAGTTATAAAGCTCTTCATCTGATATCAGGTTATCGCCATCCATATCAGCGCCAGCGTTTATATCAGCTAACGCTTGGGCTCTTAGCTCTTCATCAGCTTCATACCCTTGTGGTAAAGAACCTCTCCATGCGCTACCACCACCACTCATCATCATTGGTGGGCGGGGTTGCCTTTGCATCATCTCTTCTTCATACGGCTGATACATAGGCATTCTAGGACGCATCCTAGGAGGTTGATAAGGCATTCCTGAACTCTGCATTCGATCTTGCCGACTTGGGCCTCTGCGCGGAGGTCTTTGTTCAGCATTTTCTCTTGATCTAAACATTTCCATCATTTGCCTAATTTTATCTGAACGACCTTCATCGCGGCCCTGATCTGGCATGCGTGGCCTCGGAGGCTGACGTTCGGGAGATCTTTCACCTATGAGGTAACCAGGCGAAGGTCTTTCATTCATGATTGGACCTCTTGGCCCTATAGGACCGCGATTACCGCCTTCTCTTTCCATATCTCTAAGAACATCTTCTTTAGAAGGCATTGAAGGCATTGGACCTCTTGGCCCCATAGGTTCTGGCTCATATGAAATGCTTCTCATATCATCGCCATAAGGGCGAGGAGGCATTGAAGGCATTGGCCGCATAGGCTCATAATCCCTAGGCATTGGAGTTGCCTCCATGGGCCTATAGTTAGGCTTATTAGGCTCTCTATAAGCAGCCATTAAAATACACCTTCAAACTTTGTACCACGAAGTGCTGCGCCACCTCCGCGAGATTTTCCTTTGCCCATACCAGGCTTGGAAGAAGCATCTGTCTTTTCAATCTTGGTTTTCGCGTAGTTAACTTTGCCCTGACCTTTGATTGTAAATCCGTCTTTCTCTACTTTGTTAGACATTACCTATCTCCGAACATGTCGTTCATATTTTTAGTCATCTTTTCCGCAAGGTTACCCATTTGCACTTTTTCTTGCAAATCTAACCTGTCTTGCGCGGTTTCGTTTTTCATTCCTGCAATATCAACCTGAGTATCTATTCTTTCTTCAGCTAACTCTTTCTGTGTATCTACACGATTCTGATCTAACTCAAATCGCTTGTCAGCTTCTTCTGACTTACGCTGAACATCTGCAGATTTAATATCAAGCTCTTCTCGCCTCAAGGCAACCAAAGGATCTTCATCCTGCTTGGCCTCAAACTCAGGTGCAATCTGAGATACAAGTCTTGCAGTAATCTGAGCAACCTTTTTCTCAAGCATTGAGTTCATCTGCTGCATCATTGGATTTGGCTGTGGTGGTGCGCCCGGTGGCATTCCCTGTGGAGGCATACCCTGTGGTGGAGGCATACCTTGTGGTGGCATTCCGGGTGGCATTCCTTGAGGTGGCTGTTGTTGTTGTTGTTGCATCTGCATCTGTTGCTGCATCTGCATGATCTGAGGATCTTTCTGCGCTTCCTGCCTAGCCATCATATCAATATGAGCATAAATGTGAGCCTGAACTAACCCCTGAATCTGAGGGTTTGTCTGACAGATAGCGGAATTGTAAAAGGCCATATGCACCACAATGTGTGCTTGATGGTCTTGATCTGGGAACGGCATAGCAGGTTGCATAGTTGCAAATCCCGCATTCTCCATAGCCGCCGCAACTGGTTGTGGTTGCGGGGGTGGTGGAGGCGGAGGCAATATCTGGTCTACTTGCTGTACACCCATTGCTTCATACATGCGTTTATACGCATTGTGTATGCCCATCGGTCCATGAATCTCAGGGTTCGATTGAACCATCTTCAACATTTCTTGAGCTAACATAACGCGCTGGCTCATAGAGAAAATGTTGGGATCACTTACAGGGATAATGTCAATACGATCATCAAAGTCAGACTGCTTGACGCTTTGATCGCCATTAGCAGTCATGTAGGGATACTGTGGAGGCAGGTAGGTTTTAAACAAACCTGCTAACAGATTGAATTCTATTCGCTGCGAATAATGTAATCGCTTATGAATGGCGCTCATTACGCGACTACCGCGCTCAAGCAAAGCAACTGTCGTTCCTACAGGCGCTTCCGCATTACCATCACCAACTTGCATGTCGCCAATTGAGGCAAACCTTCTGCCAGCATCAACCAACATACCTAATAGCGTTACCATCGTGGCGCTTGGTTCTTTGAACGGCAGAGGCATTAACGCATCCCGCAAAGACCCACCTGGCGCATCCATATCCCTGAACTCACCTGGCTGAATAGGCACATCATCATCTCTGATCCTAATGCCTCTAGCTTTAAATCCGCCAGGTAGGTTGGCTAACGTGCCTGCATCAATCAACTGCCTAAGTATTGACGTAGCGCCTCTCGATAGGCCGCCAATCATATGCGTCAAGCCAAAGCCGTAGAAACCTAGTCCGGGCAAAAACTTGTAATGAACAAAGTAATCTATTCTTTTTCGTAGAACATCTTTTTCATCGTAGTTTCTGCGAATAGATAAAACCGTAGATTGCTTGGGAAGCATCGTAAGGATATACGGCAGCTTAATTCCTGTTTCTTCACCCTCTTCATCAAGATCTTCAAAGCCTGGAAGATCCAGATCAATATGCATCTCAAGGATTTCGCATTCATCAGAGCCTGATCCGCCAGAAGGCTTAACGCCTTGAAGCTCATCAATCTCTTCGCTAACACCATCATCACTATAAGAAGGGTTAGAAGTATAGGATATGTCTGATTTCTTATAGAAACCTGACTGCTGCATCTTCTTCACATCATTAAGTGACATGTCGATGATGTGAGTAATTCTTGTTGCGCTCTCCAAACTAGAGGCACCATAAGGCACAACTAACTTCTCAGAGGGAATGAATCTTGATACCGGGCGATCTAAGCTTTGATCGAAATGAACCTTCCTGAAGGCGCTGCCTGACAAGGGAAGATAGAAAAGCATTTGGTCTGTTTCAGGATCATATTCTTTCATTACCTGTGTGATCTGGTAATTCATGAACTCCTGAACTCTTGCTGCCTGAAGGTCTGCATTCGGAGTCATCATGCCAACAACCTGTGTCTTAACAGGTCCACCAGCAGGTAAAAGTTCTTTGTATGCTTGTGCTTGGAACTGGGTAACAGACTCAGCGAGAAGCGGATGGATAATGCCTGACGCGCCGTTAAAGGGCTCAGTTCTTTCCTCAAACTTCATCCCAAGGAACTCAAGACCTTCACGGTATTGCTCTTCCCACTCCTTGCGAGAAGACTTGTCATCTTGGAAGTCAGCTACACAATCAGAATAAATACGGCCTAGATCGCCATCATCAATAAGCTCTGCAAGGTTTTCAAAGAAATCCTCGCCTTCATCCATCATAGGCTCTGGTGGAACGCCCACCAACATAGTGCCGTCTTCTAATATCTCGTTATCGTCATCTTCAAGATTACCAAAGATATCGTCAATGCTAGAGCCATCGTCTAAATCAGAATCAAGATCTATTTCAATTTCTTTTGAATTGTCTTGAATATCAAGATCAGCAATATCTA